AACAGCTGAATAATCAAATATTTATAATTATATGAAAATCGATAGTTTAAAAAAATTAATTAAAGAAGCAGTACGTGAAGCAATTCAAGAAGAATTAAAAGATATTCTACTTGAAGCAGTTAAATCACCTAAAACAATAGTGCAGGAGACATATACCCCTACCTCTACTCACCAACCAGTATCATTTCAAACATCTGGAACTACTGTGAATCATGATCTTAAACGTAATTTAAGAAATATGATTGGAGGTGAATTTGATGCTACAATTACTGCTAATTCATCTCATGCTCAACCTACTTACACTCCCCCACCTGTTAACACAGCTGGTGAGGGATCAAGTTTACCTGGTGGTGAAGTAAGTTTAGATCAAATTATGGGAATAATGAGTAATAAATAATGGCATATAGAGTACCAAATATAGCCCCTATAGATTTAAATCCAAGAAAAGCAGTTGGAGTATCAATTCCATTTGATGGGAATGCTGTCTTTAATTCAACATATACTACAGATAATCAGATTCAATCAAATTTAATAAATTTTATTTTAACTGATAAAGGTGAACGGATACAAGATCCTACTTTTGGAACAAATCTTAGATCATATGTTTTTGAATCTATAACAGCTAACACTCTTCAATCATTAGAACAGTCTGTATTAGCTGATGTTAGGAGATATTTTAATAACACTATTAATATACAACAATTTAAAATAGATGTCAATTACGATGAAAACACAATTACAGCTACTTTAACATACAATTATTTAAACAATCCTATAACATCAGTTAGAATAAATTTATAACACATGGCCGAAAATAGAAGTATTTCTTATATAAATAAAGATTTTAATGAATTAAGATCATCCTTAATTGATTATACTAAAACATATTTCCCTGACACTTACAATGATTTCTCAGCTACCTCACCAGGTATGCTATTCATGGAGATGGCTTCATATGTTGGGGATGTTTTATCATTTTATTTAGATAATCAAATACAAGAAAACTTTACTCAATTTGCTAGACAACAAAATAATTTATTAGCTCTAGCTTATATGATGGGTTATAGACCTAAAGTAACTTCAGCTGCAGCAACTAGAGTTGAGATATATCAACAAGTCCCATCTATTCTATCAGGTAGTACATATGTACCTGATTTTAGCTTTACTTTAAATATTTCTGGAGGATTACAATTAAGTTCACCATTGTATAATCAATCTAATTTTTTAATTGAAGATCCAATTGATTTTTCATACTCTAGTTCTTCTGATCCAACAAATACTACTGTTTATCAAATAAATGGAGGTATTCCTGAATATTTTCTTTTAACAAAAACTAGGAACGCTATATCAGCTGATATACAAACAACTACATTTTCATTTGGCACTCCAGAAAGATTCCCAACAGTTGAGATAAATAATAACAATATCATCAAGATATTAGATATTACTGATAGTGATGGTAATAAATGGTATGAAGTTCCTTATTTAGCTCAAGAAACTATTTTTGATAGTATTAAAAACACTAACATAAATAATCCAAATTTAAGTGATGATAATGATACTCCTTATCTTCTTCAATTGAAAAAAGAACCAAGAAGATTTGTCACTAGATTTTTAAATGACACAACATTACAAATTCAATTTGGAGCTGGAACTACTACTCAAAATAATGATGAAGAGATAATACCTAATACTGATAATGTTGGTTTAGGTTTACCTTATAAGCAATCAAAATTAACAACTGCTTTTTCTCCATCTAATTTCTTATATACTGATACTTATGGTATAGCTCCATCTAATACCACATTAACTGTTAGATATTTAACTGGAGGAGGTGTAACAGCTAATGTTGATGGAGGAACTATATCTACTATTACTAATGCTAATACTAATGTTAAATTCATTAATACATCACTAGACCCAGTACAAGCTCAATATGTATTTAATTCATTATCAGTTCTTAATATCACAGCTGCTACTGGAGGTCAAGATGGAGACACAAATGAAGAACTTAGACTTAAATCATTATCTTCATTTACTACTCAATTAAGAAGTGTAACTCAAGATGATTACTTAATCAGAGCTTTAAGTATGCCATCTGATTATGGAGCTGTATCTAAAATATATATAGAATCAGAAAAAATATCTAATTTACTACCAGGTGAAGTTCCATCTGTGTTAAATTTGTATGTTTTAGCTTTTGATAATAATAAAAAATTAAAAAATGCCTCAACAGCTTTAAAACAAAATCTATCAACTTATTTGTCACAATATAGAGTTATAAATGATTCTATTAAAATTAAAGATGCTTTTATCATTAATATAAAAGTAGATTTTGATATTATTGTATTACCAAATTATAATAATAATGAGGTTATAGCTAAATGTATAACAAGTTTACAAGATTATTTTAATATAGATAATTGGCAAATTAATGAACCTATATTGTTAAAAGACACATATATTCTTTTAGATAAGATTGAAGGAGTTCAAACTGTTAAAAATATAAACATCAGTAATATTAGTAATGGTTTATATTCATCTTATTCCTATGATATGGTTGGAGCTAATAAAAATGGTGTAATTTATCCTTCTTTAGACCCTATGATATTTGAAGTAAAATACCCTGATGTTGATATAAGAGGTAGAGTTGTACCTTTATAATTTTAAATATTTATTATAAAAATGGCTGTTTATAAAATTTTCCCTGAAAAAGACGCTACAATATACTCAGAGTATCCTTCTAAAAACACAGGATTAGATGAGATTTTAGACACATCAGTATATTTAGATGCTGATCTTAATTCTCAAAAAAGTAGATTTTTAATAAAATTTCCCTCTGATGAAATAATTAGTGTTTTTGACAATTATATAGATCCAGAAGGATTAACATGGAGTGCATCACTAAGATGCTACTCAGCATATGCTGAAGGTATAACAGGTACAACAACAGTTCAAGTATATTTAGTATCTGGATCATGGAATATGGGAACAGGTAAGTACGTTTATGATCCTGAATATACAAATGGAGTTAGCTGGGATTACAAAGTATCGTCAGGTAGCTCACCTTGGGTACAACAAGGTGGTGACTATTTTCAGAATTTTGTTTGGACTCAATCTTTTTCATATTACAATGATTTAGATTTAAATATAGATTTAAATGGTATAGGAAATGATGTTTGGGATAATGATGGATTTATAATTAAACAATCTAATGAATCTATAAATAATCTGAACTCTCAAGTTAAACTTAAATATTTTTCAAGAGATACACATACTATTTATCCACCATGTTTAGAATTAAAATGGGATGACTTTACTTTTAGTACTGGTTCTTTACCACCATTAACAACACCTCAAGCTGTTATTTCTATAGATGAAAATCCAGGAGTATTTTACCCAGAAAGTATTAATAAATTTAGAGTAAATTCTAGACCCGAGTACCCAGCTAGATCATTCCAAACTTCTTCATATTATACTCAAAATTATTATTTACCAACAGCCTCATATTATGCTATTAAAGACTTAGATACTAATGAGTATGTGATTGATTTTGATAATCAATTTACAAAATTAAGTTGTGATAGTAGTGGAAGTTATTTTACACTTTACATGAACGGCTTGGAACCTGAAAGATACTATACTATATTAATCAAAACAAATATTAATGGTAATACAATAGTATTTGATAACAATTACAGTTTTAAAGTTATAAATGGCTAATTATTCATTAAATAAAACAGTTTACGACTCTACCCAATATAAAAAAGTAGTAGATACTTCTTTTAGTCAATTGGCTCCTCCACTACCACCTAAAGAAGATACTATAACTGTTGGAGAATTTTTTACATATTATAACACAATATTTTATGATATCCCAACAAATGGAAGTATTAATTCTCATGAATACTTAGTTAAAACTAGTGGAGAGTATATAAACGCCTCAGCCCCAAATGAAGAAGTACAATTGTTATTAGATGAAATAACTTCATTAAGACAGCAATTATTAGAAGTACAACAACAAGTTATAAATTTACAAACATCATCAAGTCTAAACATATAATTAAATGGCTATAAACATTAATCAATTAGAAGGTGTTAACATTACAGGGATTCCTCTTGTGGAGTCCTCAATAACCACAGCTTTTTTTAATCCTTCTACTGATTATATTGAGTATGTAATACAATCTGTTACTAATAATAATATTACTTTAGTAAACTATGATTTTAAAAATTACTCTTTCCCAACTAATGGTACAGTCACTAGTAATAATATTAGTGATATTGAATTTAATCCTGAACAGGATTTAAATAGAAGTGGATTTACTTTAGGTAATTATAATACTTACTATAATTTTTACAAAAATCAACTTCAAACCTCTTACATTAACCAAAATCTTTTTATAAAAGAGATATCAGCTGACAGAACAGAATTAAAATTAAATTTTTTATCTTTTCCTATTACATTAGTAAATGATTTAGAAATTTTTAAACAAACTGTTAGTAATGATAATTCAATATATTTTGAAGAATTTTATTTAAATTTTGGAAATAATAATTTAGTTGTAGCTAATAACTTTAATTATGATCCAACAACATATGATGTTATTATTAACTTACTTGGCCCATTGCCAAGTAATATAACAACTAACACCCAACTATGGGTTGTAACTAAAATAGCAGATTCAATAGGGTTTAATATAGAAATAACCCCAGATAGAGTAGAACCTACTATTGTTTTAAATAACATTAAAGGTCCAAATTTTAATTTATCTTTAAATGATAAAATAAATAACTCTACTGATTATATTGATTCTACACAATTGTTTACTACTACTTTAAGTTCATCTTATAGTCAATTAAGTAGTATTTTAGAAGAAAAAGGAATTGAAATCAATATTGATTACTCTGATTTCTCTAATTTTGTTCACTTTTCGTCAGCAGTACAAAGGATAAATAATTTTGTATATAAAGTAGGATTAATAGAAGATTACACAGTTGATTTAAATACTATTAATTCTATAACTGGGTCAACATCTCAATCTATATCTGTTTCATCTAGTAAAGCGTTACTTGAAAATAAAATAAATAATCTTATTACTAATTTTGATGGGTTTGAATATTACATGTATTATACATCAGGTTCAACTTATTCATATCCAAAACAAAATTCAACACAGCCTTATACATTATATTCCTCAACCAGCCCACAAGTTTTAACATGGTTAGGAGATAGTAATATTAATTCATCTAGCTTTAGTGGAGTACTATCTAGTGCTTCTCTTTATGATAAAGACAATAAAGATTATTTATATTACACTATCCCAAAATATTTAACTGATGATAGTGTAAATAATTCATATATTACTTTTGTTCAGATGGTAGGTCAATATTTTGACAACATTTGGACTTATTATAAAGATGTAACTAATTTATATCAAGCTGATAATAGATTAGATTATGGAATTTCTAAAGATTTAGTATCTCAAGCTTTACAATCATTTGGAGTAAAATTATATCAAAATAATTTCTCTACTGATGATCTATATTCTGCATTTTTAGGTTATTTATCTAATCCTAATATCACAGGCTCACTCCCTGTAACATCATACTCAGGCCAAGAATATATAACTAGTTTAATATCTGCCTCATACTCAGCATCTATTCAACCATTAGATGATATTGAGAAAGAGGTATATAAACGTTTATATCATAATTTACCTTATTTAGCTAAAACTAAAGGTACTATACCTGGTTTAAGAGCATTAATAAATTGTTTTGGTATTCCTGATACTGTTTTAAGAATTAGTGAATTTGGAGGTAG